TGGTGAGCTTCTTGGCCAGCGCCAGCAGGGCGCCGGCATGCAGCTCGCCGACCCGCGCCGCGTTGCCGCTGGCGAGGATCACACCGTGGGCGTCCATCACGTTGACGTTGAACGGGAAAACCGCCATTCTTTAGCAGAAAACCAGTATCCATGCGGGTTTCAGGGGTGTTGCAGTCGCCTTATTTTCGGCTGGCTACAAACCTAGCTACAAATTGCGAGTGCGCCGGGAAGCTACAGTAAGACGCACTCACAAAGCCCAGCTACTTTTCCTTTCCGGCCGCGATCGCCCGCTCGATGCTGTCGGCTGTCACGCGCGTGGCCCGCTCGCTGAGCTTGACCAGCTCCAGCTCTCCGCGCTGCGCCATGCGGTAAATTGTCGCGCGGCACACGTCCAGCCGCTTCATTGCGCTTGTCACTTTATACAGGTCTTGTGCCATCGTTATTCCCCTTGCGTACGAAATTTGTTGATGCTTCCAGCGGCTTTGCTGTCAGTCCCTGGTAGCACTTAATGTGAAACGGCCTCTTGGCCTGCGCGCCGCCCGGCGACTGCGTGCGCACATATTGCGTCCCGCTTGCCACGGTCATTCCGCAGAAGGCGCACAGGTGATCGCGGCGCGCCGTGTGTGTGATGTTGTCGAGGCTGGTCATCAGCCGGTCTCCCGTTCAGCTTCGGCCAACGCTACATTCAGTTCCGACATGGCGGCATCGCTTCCGCCGGCGCGGTCAGGATGGCGGCTGCTGGCCAGGCGCCGATATCGCTGGCGCAGCTCATCACCGGTCGGGTCATAGTTGGGCGGGAATTCCATCACGGCGCGCCAGCTGCGGCGGGCCGCCGGCGCCGGCAGCGCGGTGAATCCGGTAAAGGCACGCTCAAGCACGCGCGCGCCGCCGTGGCGCTCGATGGCGCGCATGGCGTCGAGCGTCGCGGCGATGGCGGCCATGTTGTCTTCGACCTTGCTGTACTGGTCGATGGCCATCACGCGGCGGTCGCCGCCGCCGGTCTGCCAATAGACAGCTGCGCCTGGATCTGCCGGCGCGCGCTGACCAGATCGCGGCAGGCCGTCGAGGCGAAGCTGGATATTTGTCGAGATCACGATATCGCCGCGATCGATGCCCATGCGCGTCAACTCGTCGAGCACGCGCTGCGTCGCTTGGGCCACCGTAATCTCGACGGTGCTTTGCCAGTGCTGGCCTGGGCGCTGCTTCTTGGTGCCGAACTTCCCATGCTTTACGCCGTTGCCGGGCGTGCGCGGCCAGCCAGCCGGCCACTGGAGCGGGTACGCGGCGATCACTTCATCTCTCCTTGGCCACTATCGAGCTGAATGGCTCGCGCCTGCCGTTTGGCTGCACGCCGTTGGCGTTTCGCCTCTGCGGCTGACAGGGCTTGCGTGTCACGCACAGTCAACGGCGCCGGCAATTGCGGCAAACCCCTATTCAGCGGAATGCACATGTCGATGGCTCTGTCGAGTGGGAGGCCTGCCATCAGGCCAGCGCATAGAACGTTGATGTTGTGACCGGCGAGCATGGCCTGCAACTGCCGCGAGGGCGTGTCGTCACCAACAACTAGCACGATGCGATCATCCATCACGTACCTCCCTTCGGCGCGGCGGCACGGTCTAGGCGCTCAATCTCGGCAAGCACCAAGGCACCGGCCTTGACCAGCTCGCGGCGGCGGTCACCGAATTTTGGCTGCCAATCCTCGGGGCATAGCGCCGCTCCGAATGTATCGCCGTAGCCCGTTTCCGTTGCTGGCCAGTCCCGCGCCGCGCTTGGCATTGCGTACAGTGCTGCGAACGCCGCAATTTCGCCACATGCATGGGCATCGTCGTGCTCGGGCGTCCAGTCTTCGATGCTCACCTGACGCTGACGCTCGGCCAGGACGTCGCGCGCGGCTGCGGTGTGCGTCTCTTCCGGTGTGTCGGGGGCGCCGCCATCAATAGCGACCATGCGCGTGGCAAAGTCGCCGGGGTGACGGAAATACAGACTGCCGGTCGCGGTGTCGCGGTAGACGGTGAGCGGATCGATCAAGCGGCACTTGCCGGCGCCGACGGCTTGACCGATCAGTTCGTACCGCCCGCTCTCGCCCATGTAGCTGTACAGCGCGCCTGGTGCTGCGGCTTGCTGGGCGGCGACGGCGAAGCGCGTAAAGCTGTCGCCGGCTGGCACTTTAGCTTGGTGTAGCAAGGTGACGGCGCCATCGGAGTGCTGCTGCATGACGCTGACGTGCACGCCCTGGTCATTGTTGGCGAAACCTATGCTCAGTTGCGCAGTCTCTTTGCCGCTCTGTGCATGCTCGGCGCCACAAAGAGGCGACAAAGAGGCGGCAGGTGGGTGCGTGTACAGCAAGGTGCCAACCTTAGGGGCGTCCTTGCCGTTCGCAAGAAATGCAATTTTCTTGCCCCATTCTCCGGCTATAACCCTGGCCACTGGCTCAGCTTGCGGCGCTTCGCCCTCTGGCTGGGCGCGGCGAGCAAGGGCGATTAGGGCGAGCACTGCTTCCGGCGACATCGCGTTCATCAGTGCGATGTAATCGTTTGGCCGCCCGTTCATTCCCATGCGAAGGATGGAAATTTGCGCAGCCTTCGCCAGCGCTTCCAGCTTGTCCAGGTCCAGCAGTTCGGGGGTTGCGGTAGGGGTGGTGGTCATGCTTTTTCCTTCGTGGATTCGAGAACAGCCTTCAGGTAATCGATGCACTCCAGTGCTTTCGGCTCGGACTCGAAGACGTCGCGCGCCATGTCGAGCGTTTCGACGAGGCGCACGCCCTGCAGCCTGTGAATGGCCTTGACCACTTCAGCGATCTCGTAGTCGTGTCCGCATCCGAAGACGATGGCCGCGATGTCTCGCATGCCTTTCTGGAAACGGTCCTTGCGGACGATCTTGCCGTCGCTCCTGAACTCGTATTCATCGGGCTTGCCGTCGCTGTATTCCGCCGCGCGCAGGTCTCGCTCCATCACTTCGTGGCTCACGATTGGCCGCCTTCCTGGCGCTCGCCTGATGTAGATGCCTGGGCACCCGAGATGTCCTGCTCGGTGATGATGTAGACGCGCACGTTTTTCACTTCGTAGAAGGTCGGCGGGCACGACTTCGCGATCCAGGCTGCCAGCAGCGTGTCGAGCTCGGCTTTATCTTCCGCGCTCACGTCCGGATAGCCGTCCGCATATTCGCCGGCAATGTCATCGGCGCGGTCGCTCATCTGGTCGATCACGTCATCGGAGTCAATCAATCGATTAAGTGCTGGATGGGCCGCTTCACCGACGAACACGCGCGAACCCGCCACCAGCTCGGGATGGTTGTCGAGAAGCTCGGCCAGCGAATCGTAGCTGAAGCCTTCTTCATTGACCGACCAGCACTCTGTCGGTGAGGGCGACTGTATTGGCGCTGGCGCGGCGTGTGCTGTCGGTGCGGGAGCAGCGGCGCGCATGGTGGACAGCGCGACGTTGAATAGCTCGCGGCACTTCTCTGCGAGCCGCTTCGGGATGCGCCGCGCCTCATTGCCGTCGGGGCAGCAATCACGGTATGCCGGCCCGACGTCTCCCACACTGCCGCACGCGGGGCAGAAGCGCGCCAATTCTTCGGCTGGCGCTACCTGGGCGGCTTGTTCCGCGACAGGCTCGACGAACATCTTCGTGCCGACGCGCGGCATGTTGTCGCGATCGAGCCAGCGCACCAGCGGCTCGCCATCGACGTAGCCTTCGAACTCGGCCACCGGCAGATCCTGGCGGGCGCCGACGAGGCGGATATTGATCTGGTCGGCGGGCGCGCCGGCCGCGGTGGGCACCTCGACCACCAGCACGCGCTCGTGCTTATCGGGTGCATGGGTGAACTTGCAGCCGGCCGGGCCGACGGTGCCGTGGTTCTCGCTGGTCATGCACAGCGACCAGTAGCGCGGCACCGCGGTGCGATCAGGATCCGCCAGCATATGGGCGGGCACGCCGAAGGCGCGGGCAATTTGCTCTTTGTTGAGCTGAATGGATTCGGCGATGGTCATCAGTCTTCCTTTCGGTCTCGATTTATGCGGCGCGGCATTCCCATCGCCAGCTTGTTTTCGGCACGCACCCGATGCGCTTGCGCGATCATGGCTGCTGCTTCTGCGACGACGAGCTTGCGGAGAAGGTCGCGTGCCATCTCTTCGTCGCTCTCGTAGTTGATGCGCAATTCTTCGTAGGTCATAGCGGCCACCCGTGAGCAATGGCCGAGGCGCAGAGGGCGCAATACAGCAGCACGGCGGCGCACTTCCATTTGATGACCCGCAGGCGGTGCTCGCTCATGGCTTCACCGCCAGTTCGCGAATCACGTCATGCATGCCGGCGATGGCCTGGTCGGTGGCTTTCTTGATGCGGTCAAGGCGCAGGCGCGCTTCCATAACTGGCACCAGCGCGCCGCGCGCCAGATCCTCAACCGGAAGCGTGAACAGCACGCGCAGCTCGAAGTGGTCGGGCGACGCCTGCACTTCGGCCAGGCGCTCTTGCGTCCTGATTTCGGACCATAGGGCGAAGCCGCCTGCGTGCGGCCGGTAAAGGTAGACGATGCTCGACGGCAGCAGCGGCGTGCCGTCATTGCCCCAGTCCAGCGGCGCACTCGGCAGCGATTGGTCGTCGAGGCGGCGCATCATGTTGCGGTTTTCGGCTGCGGGGGTGATGCTCTCGCCCTCGCGAATGGCTGGGTGTACTTGCAAACTGTCGCTCATGGTTTCCTCGGTTCCGTTGGCCGCGCTGAGGCGAAAGCCTTTTCAATCGCCACCGCGCGCTGGTGGCGGCTAGACTGCAGATTGACGCGAGACTGCTGGATAGCCGTGCGGTCGGCTGGCGTCCAGGTCTGCGAATCGGCGCTAGGTGCGCGCCGTGCGCGACGCTTCATGCCCGCGCCTCACCGCCCATCGCTTCGACCAGGTCCGCCAGCAGCTTGGCCAGTTCACCCGACATGAGAGCGAAGTCGCTGTCGAAGCGCTCGTCGGCGTCATGCACCCCGGTAGCGCTTTCCTTAAGGACGTCAAGCGGCTTGACGCTCTTGATAGCCAGCGACTCGTCCAGCACGAAGCTGATGCGGTCGTTCCACGTCAGCGCGAGGCGCGTGCACTGTTTGCCAGCGGCGATGTGACGCCGGGTGTCCTGTGGGTCCAGGGTGTGGCGCTTGTATCCGATCTGGGCACGGCTCTCTCCGGTAGCGCGCAGCGTCGCATCCTGGTCGATCGTGAAGCCGTACGGCGCTTCATCGGCTTCGAGCCAGCCGGTCATCACGGCAACCGGGGAGCGCTGCACGCGTAGCGATTCCAGCGGCATCTTGTCGACCGCCTTGAGCAGCAGCTTGACGACGTCGTCAGCCTTGGCCGGGCCCGACGCATCGACCACGAGCCAACCATTGACCGGATCGATCCATACGAGCACGGCCGACCGGATCGGAAACGCGCGCGGCAGCAGTTCGTCGGCAACGCGCTCTTTCAACTCGCGCATTGCTTTCTTCCCTGGTCGGAACCCTTGCTGTTCTTCCAGCTCATCAGCGCGCGCCGCGGCGACCTGATTGATCACCTTTGCCGGAAGTACCTTCTTCTCGGTAACGAGCTGCAGGAGGAATTGGCTGTTCACTGCGTGCACGAGCGGCATGCCGGCGCCGCGTGGCGACTGCCACCCTTGACGCAGTAGCTCGCTGCTCGACGCCGGAGTGAACGCCTGGATCGTGAGTGCGCAGGCCAGCGCGTCGGCGGTCATCGCATACGGCGCCGGCAGGCGGTAGATCTGGAGATTTCGGAAAAACATCGTGGTTCCTTCGTTATCGGGAAGTCAGTTACAGGTGTGGCGCGATCGGATCGATTGCACCGGCCAGGCAGATCAGCAGGACCAGCAAAACGAGCATCACGCCCGGGTGGCGCTCGGCCCATTCCATGCCAAAGAAAAGTAAGAAGCGAATCATCGGGACCTCAAGTTTTTGATTTGGCCCGCGCAACGGGCTGACGGCTCGGCTTCGAGCGGGTAGGGTTGAGCGCGGCAGCTTCGTCGCGTTCTTCAGTGAGCTTCTGCAGGGTGGCGCGGGTGATTGCGGCCATCGTCGCGGCGTCCCGGTTGGGGTGGGCGCCGTAGTGCTCAGTGACGCCGCGTCGGCCAAGGCCGTATCCCACGGTCACCGAGTACTCGTCAGGGTCGTGCTTGATGCTGAGCGCATGCTTGATGGCGAGTGCGCCGGCGGCCCGCGGGTCGCGCCGCCATTTCGACATGACCTCGCTTGTGCGAATGCCGCTGCCGCTGCCGACACGGCCCGTCATCAAGTAGACGTTCGAGTCAATCGACAGGCCCAGACCGCCGGGCATCGAAGTGCGCACGCGCAGGTCAAGCCGCGCAATCTCGCGCTCGTCAGCGATTGCCTGCTTCAGGTAATTCTGGTCGTACTGCTGGGTCATGCGAACACCCATCCCGACGTCAGTGCCATGGCGCTGTTCTCGGCGGAGCGCTGCTGATCTGTCCGGTAACGCAACGGCCCGGTGGGCAGCGAGCTGCGGCCCAGCTCGTTGCAGATCTCCAAGCGGCGCGGGCAACCGATAGATGCCACTAGGCCAGCGCACTGCAGTTCGGTAGTTTTGCGTTTCATGATTCTCTCCAGTCGTGCCGCTTGGCGGCTGTGTTGATGGTGTTGCGCCCGACATGCGCCTAGCTAGTGCAACTGATGAATACTTTAGCGTACTAAATAAACGAGCACAAGAACTTTCTTTAGTTCGCTAAAGTTCGTGATAAAATTATTTCGTCGCCTAAGGATTGGTGATTGCAGGCTTGGGGCAGGGAGGGGAAACCGCCGACGCTCAGGCTCAAGTGCCAAGGACGACCGGGAGGGCAACGCGTGGGTGGATCGTAGAGCGCGCCGGGGGACAGGTAGAGATGCCTGGGAAGTCTGCGAACAAGCGAAAGTGTCCGAAGGCGAAAGCATGGGATGCGGTAGCCCACCACGGAGGTCGATAAACGTCGACCGCTTTAGGGAGGGTTACGCTCTGGAACCGAGACTCCGCTGGGATAAAGCAAAGCCAACAACTTAAAAACACTACCTGAACAGCCAAGAACAGAACCTGAACAGTACCTATAGAGGGTGCGTAGGAAAAAAGGCCCGAAAATGTCTCAAAAATTGACCCTGGCAGTCTACCTGGAGCAAAAAGGCCAGAAGGCTAAAGCGCTCAAGAGAGTCGAGGCCGAAGCATTCGGCATTCCGTACCCGCTGCAGGCAGGATGGCCAGGCCGACATGGCGACATGGAGATAACTCCGAAGATGCTCGTTCACATCGCGACTACGCCGAGAACGAATAGCCAGTCACCCGCAGCATCACTTCCTGACAGCGAACGTATCGTCGATCTCTTATGCGACTATGTCGCCAGCGACATGCTCGCAGCACCGAAAACGCGGTTGCCATCATTCCCTGGGTTCGTTCTACGACCGGCAAGGCGACGCCGTGCACGGCATTGCGCGCCTCGGACGTGAAAAAACCCGCACTTGGCGGGCTTCGATGGGCATAGGTCGCGCTTATGAGGAAAGATTTACTGAGCCTCTGCTTCCTTTTTCTTTTGATAGGCCTCGCGATTCGCTTCGATCTTTGCTTTCATTTCCGTGCAATCTGGTTTTTCACCAGGATATTTCCGATTGAACGCCGACAAGGCTTTCGATAATCCAGCGTTGCATCGCTCTAAGCTTCTTACTAAATCGCCCAAGAGGGCTGCTTTGATACGCGGATCGCTCGCCTTTTCGACAGAGGCGTTATTGATTCTGCTGACAGTATCGCTCCCAATCGCATAACTGCAATAAAGTCCTTCGAGTTCATGCCGTGGCATGCTGTCGATCTCGGCATATTCTATAGCGGCGCACTCGCCAAATGCCCGAGAATTAAGCTTTAGAGTAGCTGGTTGTTGAGTTGTGGCGACTGCTGGGGTTTTGCTAGACGAGGTGCTTATCCGTTCGAGAGCATTGAAGCACTCTGACCGTTTGTTTGCTATCTTTACCGCTGAGCATGCATCACGGAGAATATCTTTATCACTTGCTTGCGCAGGCGAGAAATAGACACTCATAAAAAGCAGGGGAATCAGTTTTTTCATGTGGGGGCTGAGTAGGCGGCGTGCAAGGTTGAAGGTCTGATATCGATTATAAATGTTCAGCAACCATCAAAATCTAACCAAATGTGGCGACGACGGTGTTTAAAGCCGCCCAGTCAAAACTCGACCAGGCTGATATACCACGCGGCCGACGATGCTCAGCCATCCACTTCTAGCATTCAGAGGCTTGAAGTCTTGATTCAGGAAATTCAGATACCACTGGCCACCGCGCCGCCGCAGCTGTGTGATGCACGCTTCCCCGTCCCAGTTCACTGCATACAGCTCACGATCACGGCGCGCAGTGTCAGAGGTGTCGATAACGATCCAGTCGTCCTCAAAAATCAAAGGCTCTAGGCCGCGGTCGCGTACCTGAAGCGCAAGAAGGTCCGCGTGCCCAGCGCTGAGCTGCTGGAAATCGCTCAATGGGAGTGGCAGTGGCGCTCCGGCGGACATATCGGCCTCGGTTTCGAATCCCTCGACACCAGCGCGAAGCCGCAGTTTCACTCTCCGAACCAGTTCGAAGTCTGGCGCCAGCCCTACATGCAGCGGCTTCACACGCTTGGACGGAAGGCTGATTTCGGGATGTGTCCTAGCACAAGGTGCAACGCAGTGATTTCCTCGAGGTCTACGACGATGTTCTGGAAGTCTTTGTTCACGGACTCGAAGCACGCCTGATCGTCCCTTTGCCAGAGCAGCCGCTTGATCATCCTACGACCATCGCTCAGTAGGACGATCACTTCGTCACTCGGGTACACGTCTGCACATGGGTCAACCCCGACAAACTCCCCGGGCAGATACCGTGGACTCATGCTCTCGCCGCGTACTCGCAGCGCGTATGCCTCCACGCACGAGGTGAACCAAACCACGTACCCCTCTGGCTGCTCAGGTGGGAAATCATCGATGTGCAGCAAGCCATCCTCGCCCGCTTGAACCCGGCCAGCTACAGGGAGCAGTCGCGGTGTTCCAATAATTGCGGGCGCGTCCTCTACATCAGAGGTGGCTTCTACTGCAACAGGACGGTATTTGGGGAGCTTCCCGTCCGTGAGCCAGTCTAGGCTGAACTGAGTGCGGGCGAAGGCCTTTAGTGGTTTAGGCCCGAGCCTCGTAGTTCCTGAGAACCACTGCGCCACAAGGCCTTGCGATACGTCGCAAAAAGTCGCGAGCTCGACGCTGTTCTTGAGCCCGAGCTCTGCCATCACTTGTTTAAGTCTTGTTGACAGATCATCCATGTTTAGCACTCTAAATGTTTTTCGCTTTAGCGTGCTTGCATGTTTAACTTTAGTAAGCTAAAGTATTGTCATGGACAAGAAACCGACGCCTGACGAGATCATTGATGCCTTGGGCGGGACATCAAAAGTTGCAGAGCTCAGCGATGTGACCGATTCCGCTGTATCGCAGTGGAGGATCAATGGCATCCCGAAGCATCAGCTGAAATTTCTCCGCCTTGCGCGACCAGAGATATTTACCGCGCTCGGCATTGGCGATGTAACTCCACAGCGCCGGTCGACGGACAAGTCTCCGGCACCTATCCGCGCAGGACGAGGCCTACCGACTGCCGAGACGGTGCTGAGTTGTGGCGCGCCAGCGCCTCCTGCGTAAGTCGCGACTGCATAACGTTTTACCCATTCCTGTAACCCGCATCACTAGGAGAAAACCATGAACAACCCGAACGCCAAGACCATCTCGGTCAAAGGCTACCTTTCGCCGGACGTCTATCTGGCCAACAAGGCCGTTTTCGATCCGGTCGGCCTGTCGATGAGCGCTGCGATCGGCTTGGGCCTTCAGCAGTTGGCAGCTTCGATCCGCGAACTTGACCCTGCACATCGTACCCGCAGGGAGGCCGCAGGTCGTATGCCCAAAACGGGCCTGCAACGGACCTGGCCGCAGTCGAGCGCGCGCCGGGCACGAGGCGGCGCCCCGAAGCCTTTCATGCGGGTTTAAAGGGTTTCGGGTGCTAGGCGTATCGAAAAGTGAATAAGGAAAGGGGCCGAGATGGACGATCAGAAGGAGAAAGACAAGGTGCTGGCCAAAGCGAGCAAATGGGTGTCGAGCCGACGGGCTAAGGCCGCCGCGAAGGGGCCAGAAAAGGAGCGTGCGCAGTCCCGCCACCACCAGGACGGAAACGAACTGGCGGAGGCGGTGGAGAAGCTGGAGAAGAGCTTCCTGCAAGGGTTGACGTAGGCAACACCCAGGCGGCGGGACGGCGCCGTCACCAACATCACATCAGGGAGCGGAATTGACGAACGTACCAAAGCTGCTGGACACGCTGCGCGAGCGCTTCCAGATCAAGAGCGACGCGGCGCTGGCGCGTGAGCTGGAAGTCTCGCCAGCGCAAATCAGCAAGATGCGCGCCGGATCGGCCTTGGGCCCGTCGACGATCTTGAGCATCCACGAGCACCTGGGCGTACCGGTGCAAGAGATTCGCCAGTTGGCGCAGTAAAGAGGGCCCCCAGCGGATGTTTGCTGAGAGGCACGAAACGAAAAAGCCCGGCTGCAACCGGGCTTTGATGAAGCAACTACTTGGAGAACGCATGTTAGCACAATCAAATATCACGCCGGTGCACGCCGGTGAAGACCAGTCTTCGACTGCGCGCTTCGCACCTGTGCAAGGATACTCGGTCAACCAGGTCGAAACCGACGCCCAGTCGCTGGTAGAGCTTGTCATCGACAACGACTGGCTGCGCGCTGGTGACGTTGTGTACGTCACCACCACCAGCCGCATCGTGCTCACCGATTCCGACCTGAATGCGGCCGCTCGCGCCGTGATTGGTGGTGAGCAATGAGCGCAAACAAACACTCCAAGCTGCGGCTGACGGCCAAACTGCTGCCGATCATCGCGCCATTCATCGCGAAGGCTGATATCCGCTACTACCTCAACGCAATAAACGTCCGCCCACATAAGGATGGCGGCGCGATCATCTGCGCGACCAACGGTCATGTGCTTGGGGCGATCTACGACCCGGAAGCGATCTGCGAGCATGAAGTCATTTTACGGTTTGACAGTCGCATGCAGCAAGCGTGCGCAACTGGCCTGACGAACGATCGCCATGTCGTGATGATCGGCGACCGGTTGGCTGTGGTCGAGAATGGTGACGCGGATGTGTACATCCAGGCCGGCCGTCCTGAAATCGAGGCGCAGTACCCAAGGTATGAGCGCGTGATCCCGAAGTTAGAAGACCTGCTACCAGGCCTGCCAGGCACGTTTGGCTCCCCGGTCATTGCGCTGGTCCAAAAGGCAGCTATCGCGGCTGGCAAGGTGCGGCTGCGTCGGTCCCGCGACGCGGTGGCGATGACTTTCTTCTCGAAAAAAGACGATCCAGGTTCAGCGGTCTTCCGGCTGGGCTGCGCTCCAGACTTCATCGGCGTGATGATGTCGATGCGCGGCGAAGATAACCTGCCTGCTGCACCTGCATGGGTTGCGGCGCTTCCGGTTGTGGACGACCTCGCGTCGATGACGAAAGCCGCAGCTCCGGCGAAAACTGAAGAGGTGCCGGCATGACACGCGCCAGTTACGTTACCCCTGGCCAGACCGCCGCGCGCATCGACAACCTGCGCCGCCTGGTGGCTGAACTTATGATCCGCCCATTGCGGCGCGACGAGATCGGAAACCTGCTGCAGATGGGCCCGTCTGGCGTGCGCAAGTACTTGGTCGATCTCGGCAGCCGCGTCACGACCGCGCGCGTCGACAGTGAATCGATGTGCTTCCTCGCGATCACGACGGACCAGGCCCAGGCCTATCTGGCTCAGCTCGCTACGGCGCCGGTGTCGCGGCCCACTGGCGTGCCTAAGCGCCCGAGCGACATCGCCAAGATCGGCGCCGGCCGCCTCGTACATATCATGGAAGACGACGTGCACTACTCGGTGCGTCTGCACTCGGCGGCGCCCGCGCGCGACCCGCTGGTGGCTGCGCTGTTCGGCGCACGTGATCCGGAGGTGCGGGCATGACTGAGCATAGTAATTACCGCCAGCCGACGCGCGGCACCGCGGCATTTGCCGCAGGCGAGCACCTGTACAAACATGGCCCGATGAAGGAGCACGACCTTGAGGCTGCACTGGAGGCCATCGGTCAAGCGAAGCTCAAGGGCGACGCACTGCAGCGCGCGCTGCGCACTGGATGGCTGACAGTACAGCAGGATGGCCGCATCGCCGTCAGCCTGTACGCCCGCATCTCCTACGACCGACTGGCCGGCATCGTGCATGTCAAGCATGTTGGCCAGGTCGCGGCGCCACGCCATTCGGACGTCTTTGCGCGCCCGGCACTGAGCAAGAAGTACATCCCTGACCGTCGTGGCCTGCGCCAGGACATACCTGCGTGGTCGGTGCGTAGCGAGACTTCGTTCAAGACCGTTGGTGGGGGTGGCGCATGAGCACTCGCATCGATCGAGCCGGCACTGTCAACTTCGGTGACGCCAGCATCTCAATCTGGGAAGAGGGCATCAGCGCCGCGCGCGCAGCTGGTGGCTACCCAGCAGAAAAGGCCTGGGAACGCTTGTTCAAGCGCCAAGTGTTCGCGCGCATTGTTCAGACCCTGAACCGTATCGGATGGACCGTTGGCCCGTGGGATAAAACAGAGCATTACAAGGTGATCGCACTCAACCATCGTACCTGCAGCAAGGGTGACTTGAAGGGCGAGCTCAGCTTGAGCGGGCGTTGCATGAAGTTCGAGATGTGGCAGGACGTCACCCAGTCAGAAAACCGCAACGGTGGTCGCTACGATTTTGACAAAGAAGATCGGATGCCGTACGTGCTGCGCCTCGAGATGGAGCGCACCCGCCGACGGATTCGCGACTACCTGTGCAACGTGTTCACCGGTTACGCCTGCGGCGAACCGCGGCCAGAACTGGGGTTCAATGGCGTCACCGCCCTCGAATACGCGGCGCACGCTCGCCGCACGTCCGGCCACTACGTGCCCGAGCTCGACCGCGCCCGCTTCAGCAACAGCGGCAATGACAAGTCAGCTGACGGTTATCAGCTGGAGAACAGTACGCCGGTCTATGCGATCAACCGCGACGGCCGTGTGATCAGTGGCGTCGCTTTCTACAGCCTGAACGGCAACTGGCAGATCGTGACCGGTCGCTACGACCTGGACTATGTGTGGCACAACCAGGTCTACGTGAAAAGCCCGGGCAATGTTCGCGTCAAGCGCAACGCAGACCGCCGCCGCAAGCGCCTCGAGGCGGAGATGGCCAGCGCAGTCAAAGGGATGAAGTTCGAGCGCGCCGCTCAACTGCGCGACATTCTGTTCCCGGGCGACCCGCAGTTGTTCAACGTCTGGCATGACGAGCATCAGCTCTATCACCGCGCGGGCTTCTGCGGTTACACGGCCGACCAGTCTCAAGCCGGCAAGTTCACGGCCGGCGAGGTGCGCGGCTGGGACTGCGCTCCGAATAAGGTCATGTCGATTGCCATGCTGGAGGCCGCATGAAAGAGCGTCCAATTCTATTCAGCGGCGCCATGGTGCGCGCGCTACTCGACGGTAGCAAGACGCAGACGCGGCGAATCGTGAAGCCGCAGCCGCGCGAGGACCGCTCACATGACCACGTGAAGGAGCACGAAAGCATCTTTACTTGGTGGGCGGGAAACTTGACCTTGGGTGTGCAGCACGAAGCGCGCTGCCCCTACGGCCAGCCCGGCGACCGCCTGTGGGTGCGCGAGACCTGGCTGGAAGACCCTGACGACGACGGCACCTGGGCCTATACGCAATACACGGGTTGTAAGGGTTCGCCACTGTCGGACATCCCGCGCAAATTCCAGAAGCCAGAACACTGCATCTTCCGAGAGGGGTGGGACGGCAGCAGCCTGCGCTGGCGCCCAAGCATCCACATGCCGCGATGGGCCAGTCGCATCCTGCTCGAGATTGTGTCGGTGCGCGTCGAGCGACTGCAGGACATCAGCGAGGCCGACTGCTGGGCTGAGGGTATCGAAGCGGTGGACGGAGCGCTAGACGACCTCGCCATCATCCATCTGGCAAAGCGAATGGGGCGCAGCTTCGAGGACGCGGCGCCAACGTATGCCGCGCTCTGGGAGTCGATCAACGGCGCCGGCAGCTGGGATGCCAACCCATGGGTGTGGGTGATCGAGTTCAAGCGGGTGACACGATGAATCTATTCCATAAGCGGATTGGCGTCGATGTAATCGCAAGCGCGCACCTCGGCAGCATTGATTGCCTCTTGCTCGGTGCCGAAATAGCGCGGCGGCTGCCACTCTTCGACTCCACTGCGACCGCTCTCCTGTTCCGCAGCTTCACGGTTCGCCCCATAGATTGTGAAGATTGCTTGGAACCCTTGCCCAGGAGCAGGGCGGGGGGTAATCGAGAAAAATTGTTGCTTGTGGCTACGAATGTGAGTGTTACGCATGGCGGCTCCAGTAATTTTCGAAATGAAATCCTAGCATGATGCGCCGCTCTCCTCTCAAACAGGGCAAGCCGCTGGCGCGCAAGACGCCTATGGCGCGCGGCACCGGCTTCAAGACACCCACAGCTGGCGCTGGCTTGCTGCGCGTTGCCGCAGTGCAGACGAGGGCCCGGCCGCGTGAACCGAAGTTGCCAAAGCCTATGGCCTCGCGCGGAATGAAGGGACGCCCGCCGACCGCCGACGAAGCGCGGTTCATGAGCGCGATCGCCGGCCTAGGCTGCGTGGCATGCCGTCACGACGGCTGGAGCAACCCCGACGTAAGCGTGCACCACATTGACGGCCGCACGAAGCCGGGCGCGCACCTGCTGGTTCTGCCGCTGTGCGCTGGCCACCACCAGGACGGCACCGGCACAAACCCGACGCTGATCGCCGTCCATCCATACAAGGCGCGCTTTGAGGCTCGCTACGGTGCCCAGCTGGCGCTGCTGGCTGAGTGCGTCGAGATACTCCGTCAGCCACAAAGACACGAAGAATTGGAACCAACATGAGCATCATTCACGTAGCGTCGGTCTCCAGCGGCATCGACAGCCAGGCAACCCTCGAACAAGCCGTCGAGCGCTTCGGCGCCCATCGGGTCATCGGCATCTTCTGCGACACAGACAACGAGGATCAAGCCGTCTACGACCACCTCGATTACCTGGAACGCGAGATCGGCGTGCGTATTCACCGACTAAAGGCCGACTTCACCCAGCAGATCGATGCCAAGCGCTGGTTCGTGGCGCGCGACGCGCGCACCGGCCGCGAGTACGACACCAAGCCGGTCTTCGAAGCCGACGGCAAGACGCCCGTCTGGAAGCGCGACGGTTTCGGCAACGTCGTCATGAAGAAGGGCAAGCCTGTGCAGAAGACCGTCAAGATAGGCGGCGGCCGGCGCAAGCGCTGGTCGAACAAGGCCAAGCGCCGCGCGCTGAGCGTGCTGTACCCGACCGGCAACGTGTTCCTCGACCTGTGCATTTGGAAGGGACGCTTCCCATCGCGTAAGGCTCAGTTCTGCACTGAAGAACTCAAGCGCAACATGGCCGTCGACTTCCAACTCGGCTTGATCGAGAAGGGGCATACCGTCGTGAGCTGGCAAGGTGTGCGCCGGGACGCATCCGAAGCGCGCAAGAACGCGCCCAAGTTTGAATCGCTCGGCGGCGGAATGTACATCTACCGCCCGATCGCCGACTGGACAAAGCAGGAGGCCTTCGCCTACTGCGCTGCACGGGGCCGGGCGTATAACCCGCTGTACCAAGAAGGCTGTGGCCGGGTTGGCTGCGCGCCATGCATTAACGAAAACAAGGAAGGCATTCGACAACATAGTCGGCGCCGGCGCCACCATTTGGTGCGCATTAGCGACTGGGAGCGCATCGTCTCGATGGCCAGCAAGCGAGGCTATAGCACGTTCTTCCACAAGGTCGATAACCAGGCCGGCGAGCGCGCCGCCCGCATCTTTACTCGCAACGAGGTCTGGCAGGTGGTTCGGTGGGCTAAAACCACGCGCGGTGGCAAACAATTCTCGCTGCTGGACGATCTCGACGAGCCGGGCGGTTGCTCGTCTTCATATGGACTCTGTGATCAGGCAGCGGCATGAAAAAGGTACGCACCAAGAAGTACCGCCCGCGCCCGGTGGCGCTGGCCGCGGGACTGACTACGATTGCACGATAGAGAGGAAACGACATGGGAAGCATGCTGAATTTACAGACCAGCGGCGGCGACGACGTGACGATGTCGAGCCGCGAGATAGCCGATCTGGTGGAGAAGCGGCACGACAACGTGCTGCGGACAATTGAAACGCTGGTGGCGCGCGGCGCGATCACACTCCCTCAAAATGAGGAAGTCACGAACGACGGCCCGGGCCCGCGCACCATTGGCCAGTACCGTATCGGCAAGCGCGACTCCTACGTGGTGGTCGCTCAACTGTCGCCAGAGTTCACTGCGCGCCTGGTCGACCGTTGGCAAGAGCTGGAAGCACGGGCGCCGGCGCCGGCTGTGCCGCAATCGTTCGCCGCTGCGCTGCGATTGGCCGCCGAGCAGCAGGATGTAATTGATGCACAGGCCGCCCAGCTCGCCGCTGCAGCGCCGGCCGTCGAGTTCGTCGAGCGCTACGCTGACTCGACCGGCACGAAGGGCTTCCGCCAAGTGGCCAAGCTGCTGGGCGCGAAGGAAAACCTGTTCCGTGAGTTTTTGATCGAACAGAAGATTCTGTACCGCCTCGGATCGGAACTGACACCCCACGCTCAGCACATCGACGCCGGCCGGTTCTGCGTGAAGGCAGGTACGGCAGGAAGCGGACATGCGTTTAACTCGGCTCGCTTCACACCGAAAGGCGTGACCTGGATCGCTGGCGAGTGGGCGAAGCACCAGGTAGCGCAGCGGCAAAAGGAGGTGGTTTATGCCGCGTGATTACTCACCACTACGCGCGCTCGCCGCTGGCGCCCTGACAGTGCATCTCAAGTCGACCACGGTCACCGAACTACTGGACGAGCTCGATTTGCTGCGCGCTGGTGGCCGGCCCGCGAAAGTGGCTCGCAACGACTATCCCGCTGACTTCGAAGTCGTTTGGGAGGTTTACCCCGCGCGCCCAGGCGCTAGTAAGAAGGCGGCGCACAAGGCATGGGCTGCTCGGATCACGATGGGCGCCACGCCGGCAGAGATGCTCGCTGGGGCGCAGGCGTACGCCCATTACGTCAAGGCAATGAAGATCGAGCCGCAGTTCATCAAGCAGGCGGCGACGTTCTTCGGGCCAGGAGAGCACTACGCCGCCGACTGGACGCCCCCGGTCAACCAGCCAAAGCCGGCCGGCGGAAACTGGTGGGCGACCGATGCAACGATTCTGGCTAAAGGTGCGGAACTGGGCCTGTCGCCGCGTTCGGGTGAATACATGGGTCAGTTCAAGGCTCGCATCGAGCTGGCGCTGGACCCCGCACTCAAGCAGGCCGCTGCTCCCCCCACGTTCACGACGATCATGCCGACCTTTGCCGCGCCACCCCAGCCGGAGCGGCGTGCCCCGAAGCCAGAGGGCATTGGCTCGCTCAAGGATCTCGTGCGCCGCGACCTGCCGCCAGCTAGAGCAGCCTAATGGGTGATGACGTCGAGATATGCGCGCGCTGCGAGCGGCTCAAGACGGAGGGTTATCCGGACAAGCTCAAGCAAGGGCAGGGGTACTGCCTGGGCCACGAGGACGACAGCCCATCGCACGGACCGTTCGCGACCTGGAATGGCCGCGCATGCGTGCTGTTCATTCGAGCGAAGGACATGGCGCTGCGCGAGCGCTGGATCGAGCGGCGCCAGGCCAAACAAGAACAGTTGCAAGTCCAAACCGCAATGAAAGGATGAAATGATCGATTCGCATGAGACGCTGTCCCTCGACCACACGGAGGGCGACAAGCCGAGCAACCCGAAAAACCTGGTCGGCGTGCGCAAGGCGCCCATGTCGACGGTGCCGGCGACAGTGCTGGCTGAGATTGGAGTGGCGATGCTGGAGGGCGCCAGCAAGTATGGCCGGCACAATTACCGGGTGGTCGGCGTGCGCGGGTCCGTCTACTACGACGGAGTGATGCGGCACCTGATGGCGTGGTGGGAGGGCGAAGACCTCGATCCAGATTCGGGCATGTCGCACGTGACCAAGGCCATTACGTCACTGGTGGTGCTGCGCGATGCCATGATGCAGGGGAAGTTCACGGACGACCGGCCGCCGCGCGCGCTGCCGTTCTATCCGGCCCTGAATGCTGGCGCTGCCGACATCATCGACCGATACGCCGACCGCAACCCGGCTCACTACACCATCAACTTCACCGGGATGCCGAAATGACGCAAACTCGACTCGGCTCCTTCATCGAGGCAATCATCAACGTAGTGATCGGTTTCGGCATCAACTTCACGGCCAATATGTTTATCTTCCCGCTGTTTGGCTTCCACATTACGCCTGGCGCCAACTTTGTTTTGGGGCTGATATACACGGTGATCAGCGTGGTGCGGTCGTACGCGGTGCGCCGTTGGTTCAACGCCCGGTTGCATAAACTGGCCAGCGCCGTGGCATCGTCGATCGAGGCGCGCCAATGACCGCTCAGCGCGCGCTCCAAGCGCTGGGACGACTCAAGGTCGGTACGATGAACAAGACAGAGGCTGCCTATGCGGCGACGCTCGACGGGCGTCGCCACGCGGGCGAAGTTGCCTGGTTCAAGTTTGAGGGGATGAAGTTGCGGCTGGCTGACAACACCTTCTATACCCCGGACTTCGCGGTAATGCTGTCAGACGGCGCGCTTGAGATGCACGAGGTGAAAGGCTTCTGGCAAGACGATGCTCGCGTAAAAATCAAAATAGCGGCTGACCTTTACCCAATGCGATTCGTTGCCATCAAGGCTCGCCCGAAGAAGGAGGGCGGTGGCTGGGTCACGGAAGAGTTTTGATCCTAGTTTCTTTGCATTCGCTCATGAGGCCCTGACCTGAGGACTCTACATGAGGGCTAGAATAGCGATGCCTTTGTGCGACCTTTGCAGACACTTCATGGACTGATATCAAAAATATGTTAATGAGCCGCCTTTATGAGCCCGGTGATGGTGACTTGCTTTATCACTATTGCTCTACTTCTACTTTTCACGCTATTGCAACCAACAAGACGATTCGTCATAGCGATATCAATATGCTTAACGATTCCAGGGAGGTTCGCTGGGCCTATTCGATCTTCGAAGAGGCTGCAACGCGATTGATCAAACGAGAGGGACTTCTGTCCAGTGCTCCTGAAATAACTACAGATTTTGTGGATTCAATTGATGAGATATTGTCACCTTCGCAACTTTTAGCCCATCCTTTTATCTCTTGTTTCTCTCTCGAGCCGGACATGCTGAGCCAATGGAGAGCTTATGCCGACGATGGGCGAGGGATAGCAATCGGTTTTGACGCAAAAGCGTTACGCGCGCAGATTCCAGCGACCTTTTTACGCGTACTGTACGACGGGGAGATGCAAATCAAAGAAATGATGGCTGCGATAATAGCCATTCATATGGCGAAAGAGGCATTAGGCGAAGATTGGCGTACTAGATTCTTCACTGATTGCATGCTTCTGGCTGTGTACATGACGGCATTCAAGCACCCGTCCTTCGCTGAGGAAAAGGAGGTTCGTGCTGTTCGAGCGATCAATGTCGAACTGCATGAAGGCTTGCTTAAGTTCGTTGATAGAGGCGGCAAGATTAACGATGACGTTGCTGTCGCCGGCGGCCCAATCTCATTTCAGGTTCGAGACAATCATCTCGTTGCCTTTAGCGATGTCACTCTTTGTCCTGCTGGATGCGAAGCTCCAATACGCCGATTGGTTCTTGGGCCGAAGAATAATATTGCTGAGGGCAATCTACGATTGTTTCTAGGCGGCAGTGGCTTTCGTGAATTTGAAATAGTCCGGTCAGACACTTCGTATCGATAATTCTCAAGCAGGTTACATGTCTCTTTAGCTTGCAATTTGGAAAATCTCGGACATAACTCATGTTTTGATGCCTGGTGGTAATCTCATGGAAATTCCACGGAGAAACCATGTTCGCCGAGCGCTACCTCACCGCACTGAGCACTTCCAATCTGCAGGACGACGACCAGCATCATCAGACGGAGCCGCTGGTCGCTGCGGCGCTTGCCGACCTATCAGGTGGATCGGGCGCGTTGTTCGGCACCATGCTGCTGCGAGCCAGCATTGCTGGCGTGCCGCGTCAGGCAGTCGAGAGCAGCGCTCGGGACCTAGGCGTCTTGTTGCGCGTGTGGACAGGCGAGGTAGCGCGCAAGGGCTTCGACCGGAAGTGGATGAACATCAAGGCCGAGTGGGATATCAAGGCCGCGTATGCCATGTACGCGAAGATCGCGCGCGTCAGCCTGGCGCACTGGCTGGGCGGCGAGTGCTCAGCATGCAACGGGACAAAGGTCGCGGCTAGCCGGGTCTGCACTCACTGCGCCGGCACTGGCCGTGAGCCGATCCAAGGTGGTGCGCTGGAGATTGAGCGCGTCAAGGACATGGTGTCGGAGCTGCAAGGGCTGTACCAGGCGCACAGCGCGCGGGCGGCAGCCAAGATGCGAAGGGCGGCATGAGCGAGCTGGAAGATGTTGCAGAAGGTATGGCCCGCGCAAGGGCGCGTCTAGACCAAGCTCTAGCGGCAGCCGTGCCACACTTGGCGGCCCAAGCTCGCCTGGCATTCGTCGCGTTTCCCCAAGTTCGCCTTTCGCATATATATCCAGTAACAAACAACGCTGCGCTCAACGGTGTTGCAAAGCGCAAGAAGCGGGCGTAAACTACTGTCTTCACATATCCCTCGATCCACGTAATGCGCGCTTCGGCGCCAACGTCACCCGAGGCAGTCGAGTACCCGGCCCGCAATACAGCCGGCGCTCGCCTAAAAAAAGCCCGCCATCTTGGTGGGCTTTTTGTTTTCCGATCCCTATTTGCCGCCGAGGTGAATCATGAAGCGCTGACCCTGCATCCACCTGGTCATCACGTTAGAGCGCGACGAAACTGCGCACGGGATAACAGTTGCCCGATGAGTGCAGGAGCTCCCGCCCTGCTAGTCTCAGAAGACGGCGCCATACATTCCCAGAGGGAAGCTCCGGCATCGGCCGGATCAGTCGAGCACATCGAGTGCGCTCCTCGACGCCGGACGCTGTAACCGGCACCAGTTTCACCGCCCACTTGGCAGATAGCCTTGGGGCGGCAAGGAGGCCTAACTCGATCGGGATAGGCGCTCCACCTATTTAGCAATGTCGATCGTCAACTCCTTACCCAACCCTTTAAATGCGGCGGCCAAGGTGTCGATCTTTGTCGCATGGGTTAGGTCGATGATGCGCGTGACCTCCTGCGGTTTGATGCCCATGAGGCGCGCAAGGTCGACTGGTCGGATGTTCTGCGTAAGCATCTCATTGAGGAGTAGGACCTTAGCCGACGCGCTGAGTGGCAGCTCAATGAGGCGCTCACCAGGAAGCGCTTTCGATGGCGCTGGAACGGGGCGTCGATCCTCAAAGTAGAAGTCCATGGCAGTCAGAAGTGCGTCGGCTGCCATCTCCAGTGCTTCCGCTTCAGTGTCGCCTTGGGTGATCGCCTCAGGGATATCGCGGAACGTGACGACGAAGCCGCCGCGGTCGGTCGGTTTGAAGTTTGCTGCGTATTTCATAGTCGATCCTTTCTTGCTGTATGTGGAGTGCGGTGATGTGCCACAAGCCCCTTTCGGGGCCTGCCTCACTTGATGTTGAGTTGTTTCTTGATTTCCTTGACAAAGTCTTTATCGATTTCTTTGCCAGGGTGCCTAGGTACTGTGGTCTGTTTTCCATTCAGGCGGACCTTTAAGTGCTTGGTCCCGTTCGTCACTACTGCGCCCTGATCAACCAACCACCGTACAAACTCACTCTGTTTCACCGCACCTCCTTGTTGTGTTGTCGATGTAAAGATTATAAACACAAATGCTTATTATGACAAGCATTTTTGTTTATTGATTTAGCGGGCGAAGCTGTAGTGATGCGTGAATCGGTCTCTGCATAAGCCGCAGGTGTGAGCCCTGCCGTCCGTTCCCGTGTCTCCGGCCCTGCCAGTGCAGGGTCTTCGCCGCCTCTCGCATCTATGCGTTGGGTGGTTTTTCTTTTGCCGAGGTATCGCATGAAGCGCAGCACCGTTATCAAGTCGTCGTCCCTGCCGACGCGTTCGCCGCTCGGTTTCGCCATCCTGTTCTGGCTGCTGCTCGATCGACTGGGTGCGCCGGGCTGGGCGTTCGGCGTGCTGTGGACGCTGATCGGTTTGCTTGCGCTGATCTGGGTCACCTCATTCAAAACCGAGTCCGCACAAGATGTGCCGGGCTTCGGGGAGAAGCAGCGTGACAGTTGAGCAGGAGCTGGGCTGGCTACGTCGCCGGGCGCTCAAGCTGCGTGAGCAAGAAGCTTTCGACCAAATCCGAGGCAATGTATGAACGACATCGCACGCATATACCGCGCCGAGATGCTGCGCGCCGTACTCGGGCCTGGCGCGCACTCAGCCAAGGCCGCCGACCTTCACCGCCTGAACCAGCTCGCCGAACACATGGCGGCGTGCGAAGAAGCCCAGACTATCCTGCGCGCCAAAGGCCATGGCGGCCCGGGCACCAGCATTGTCGAGTCGGCCCGCCAAGTTCCTTCCAACGTGAAGCACGTTATCCGCGCGCTGTTCTCGGGCCCTGCAGCGCCGCGTGATGCCGGCATCGAGCAAGCACACGAGCCATGGAAGGCCACCTGATGGTAGCCGTCAACCTTACTCTGCGCGCCCGAGTGGCTTGGTGGACTCGCCCGGCACTGACTGGCGCGTTCCTGCTTTCGTGGATCGCTAATCGCTTGATCGAATGGATCGTCGATCGCGGCATCAAGTTCGAATCGTCGTGAAGCTGCAGCAGCTACGAACTCAACTACAGCCTGCGGCAAGCAAAGTCACCATGCTGCCGACGCAGCGACCCGAAACGGTCGAGCGTAAGCGCGGGTCGGCCGGTGTGCGTGATCGTGATCGCATCCGTGCACGTGACTGTGGCTTGTGCCAAGAGTGCAAGCGCCAAGGTCGCACGACACTGGGCGGCCCAGTCGACCATATTGTCCCGCTCTGGAAGAAGGGCAGTGACGACGAATCGAACAAGGAAGTGCTCTGCGTTCCATGCCACGACGCCAAGACCGCGCGTGAGGCTGCGGAGCGGTCGCGCGGCTGACGGTGGTCGGCAAGGGGAGGGGGTGTTGTAAGTCTACAACGCCCCGGACCCGGACACCGACTAGCAACTCACGCGCAGAAAAAAGTCCCCTTGGAGGAAATTGTTAATGGCTTTAACAGGCAAGAAGCGAGCCTTCGCCGATGCCGTTTTGGCCGGGTTCTCGAATAAGGAAGCGGCGATTCGTGCCGGCTTCAGTGAAAAAACGGCATCGGCGGCCGGGTCCCGAAATGTTAAAGACCCGGATGTTAAAGCCTACCTCGATCAGCGCCGTCAGCCGACTTCTATTGCAGGCACGAAGGCGCCGGTAACGCCCGGCCCAGTGGATGACGCGATCGAGATTCCGTCAACCGCCGACCCCGTCGAATTCCTCACTAATGTCATGAACGAGCCGGCAGCCGATCTTCGGCTTCGAATCGATGCGGCGAAGGCGATGCTGCCGTTTAAGCATCAGAAGCTGGGCGAGGGTGGGAAGAAAGATCAGAAACAGGTCGCGGCGCGCAAGGCCGGGGCTGGAAAATTCGGCTCATCCGAGCCACCAAAGTTGGCAGCGGCGAACGGTAAGAGGTTGTGATGCCGGAATGGACAACTGCATGCCCTGATTGGGCTGAGCGACTTCGGTCCGGCCGTTCGATCATTCCGCCGCCCATTTTTCCAGAGGAGGCAGAGGCTAACCTGGAGGTTATGCGCGAGCTGCGGATCGTCGACGCACCTGGCAGCCCTCGGATCGGTGAGGCATCAGGGCAATGGGTGTTCGATTTGGCAGCATCGGTGTTCGGCGCGTATGACGCGCAGAGTGGCCGGAGGCTGATCAAAGAGTGGTTCGTGATGCTGCCGAAGAAGAACTTCAAGTCCGGCTTGGCAGCCTCGATCATGCTGACCTGCCTGATCCGGAACTGGCGTCAGTCGGCGGAGTTCACCATCCTCGCTCCTACCAAGGAAGTGGCTGACAACAGCTACAACCCCGCGCGGGACATGGTGAATTACCTGGATGAAGACGACTACAGCGAGCTGCTCGACCTGATTCACGTGCAAGAGCACGTCAAAAAGCTGACGCATCGCGAGAAGAATTCGACCCTCAGGGTGATCGCAACTGACAGCGCGACGGTCGCGGGTAAGAAATCGGTCGGCACGCTCGTCGAAGAGCTATGGCTGTTCGGCAAACAGGCCAATGCGAAAGATATGTTTCGCGAAGCGCTCGGCGGCTTGGCATCTCGTCCAGAAGGCTTCGTTATTTGGGTAACGACGCAGAGCGATGAGCCGCCCGCCGGCATCTTCAAAGAAAAACTGCAATACGCACGCGACGTACGGGACGGGAAAATTCACGACCCACAGTTCGTTCCAATCATTTACGAGCACCCGCCGGAGATGGTGAAGGCGAAGCAGCACCTGAAGCTCGAAAACCTGCCGATGGTGAACCCAAACTATGGGTACTCCGTCGACAGCGCGTTCCTCAAGCGCGAATTCATGAAGGCCGAGATCGAGGGCGAGGCATCGCTGCGCGGCTTCCTGTCGAAGCACGGCAATGTCGAAATCGGATTGAATCTGCGCTCCGATCGGTGGGTTGGAGCCGATTTCTGGGAACGCCAGGCCAAGGTGCCAAACATCACGCTGCACGATCTGCTCGCCCGTTGCGAGGTGATCACGGCCGGCATTGACGGCGGCGGCCTTGACGACTTACTAGGTCTGGCTTTTGTTGGACGCGAGCGAAAAACTGGAAAGTGGCTTGCATGGACGCGCGCTTGGGCCCACCCGATCGCAATGGAGCGTCGCAAGAGCGAAGAAAGCAAGTACACCGACTTCCAGGAGCAGGGCGACCTGGTGATCATTGAGCAGCTTCCCGGCGACGTGGCTGCGGTGGCTGCGGTGGTGAAAGAGGTCAACGAGTCTGGCCTTTTGGCCTCCGTCGGCCTGGACCCTGAGAAGACCCACAAAGTCATGTTTCAGGCGCTGGTCGACGCCGAGATCGACGAGTCCAAGTGCTTTGGTGTCTCGCAGGGCTGGAAGCTGATCGGCGCGATCAGCGTCACCGAGCGCAAGCTGGCCGAGGGTGTGCTACTGCATGGCGGCCAGCCGCTCATGAACTGGTGCGTCAGCAACGCCAAGATCGAGCCGCGCGGTAACGCCGCGCTCATTACTAAACAGGCATCCGGCACTGGCAAGATCGACCCGCTGATGGCGCTGTTCAACGCAGTACAGCTGATGGCGCTAAACCCGGAGCCAGCGCAAACCACTTCAATCTACGACGAGGGCGTTTCCATATGAGCTTTATCGATTGTGCGACCCTCGTCGCCGGCATCATTGGCCTGATTTCGATCACCGTCGGCGCCGGGATGATCTTCCTTCCAGCAGGCTTTATCGTCGCTGGCGCTGGCCTGCTGTTCTGGTCGTACACCGTTGCCCGCGCCATGGCGCGCGGTGGCATCAAGGAATAACGGATGTTCGCCAAACAGTTTTTTAGCCCGCAGGTTAGCGCCGGCGGCGGCAGCTGGCTGTCCGGCCTGGGTGGGGCACGCTCCGATGCGGGGCCGCTGGTGACTGTCGAGTCGGCCCTCACGCTGACATCGCTGCAGGCCTGCGTGACTTTGATTGCGGAAAGCTTTGCGCAACTGCCGGTCGAGCTAATCCGCCGCACCAAGGACGGTGGTCGCGAGCCGGCCAAGGATCACCCGCTTTATCGGATCCTGGCGTATGCCCCGAACGAGTGGCAGACGCCGTTCGAATATCGCGAGAACAGCCAGCTAAAGGCCGGTACCCGGGGCAACTCGATCAGCCTGATCGGCCGCGACGGCGATGGCACGGTCACCGGACTGTACCCAGTCGATACGGAAAGCGTACAGGTGCTCAAGGGGCCTGACTTGCTGCCGTACTACCGCATCGATGGCCAGGAGCCAATCCCGCAGCGCATGGTGCACCACGTCCGGTGGTGGAGCCTGAACAACTACGTCGGCATGTCGCCGATCATGCTGCACGCAAACGCCATCGGCCATGCCCAAGCGATCCAACAGTACGCTGGCAAGTCGTTCCTGAATGGGACTGCGCTGTCGGGTGTGATCGAGCGCCCGCGCGAGTCGTCGCCGATCAAGGATCAGAGCGTCATTGATCGAATCACCGACCGCTGGCAGCAGATGTACGGTGGCAGCACTAACGCCAAACGCGTGGCAATGCTGCAGGAAGGTATGACGTTCAAGCCCCTGTCGATGACCAACGTTGACGCGGAGCTGATCCCGGCCTTGAAACTGACGTCCCTCGATATCGCGCGCATCTACAAGGTGCCGCCGCACATGATCGGCGAGCTGGACAAGGCCACGTTCTCGAACATCGAGCACCAGGCGATCCAGTTCGTGATCTACACGCTCCTGCCTTGGATCAAGCGTCACGAGCAGGCGATGATGCGAGACCTGCTACTCCCAAGCGAACGGGATGAGTACTACATCGAGTTCAACGTCTCCGGCCTGCTGCGCGGCGATCAGGGATCGCGCTACGCCGCATACGCGGTCGCCCGCCAGTGGGGATGGCTGTCCGTGAACGACATCCGCCGTCTGGAAAACCTGCCCCCTATCCAGGGTGGCAACACCTACCTGCAGCCGCTCAACATGGTCGACGCGGCCAAGCCGCTGCCGGTTACGCCCGTGAAGGCGAGCGCCGAGCAAGTCGCTGAAATTGAAGGAATCCTTGCATGAAGAACCGTTTCCGCATCGCCGGCATGATTTTCAATCAGCCGCTCATGGTCAGTGAGGCAATGCTCGACCAGGCTGCTGCCTGGGCGAACCAGCAGATGAGCCTAAACATCGTCAACCTTAGCGTCAACGGCGCCCAGCCTCAGATGATGGAAGACGACGACGGCCCGTACGATACGGCAGCGATGCGCGCCGAGTCGGCGCGCCGCCAGTCCATCGCTGACACCGGTGTGGCAATCATCCCGGTCCACGGCGTTCTCGTTAGCCGCAGCATGCAGATGAACCCCTGCGAAACGATGACCAGCTATGAGCAGGTCCGCGCGCAAGTGAGCGCCGCACTGGCCGATCCATCCGTCGAGCAAATCGCATTCGATATTGATAGCCCCGGTGGTAGTACCACCGGCTGTTACGAGCTGGCAGATTTCCTCTTCGAAGCGCGCGCTGTCAAGCCCATGACTGCGATCGTGCACTACAACGGTTTTTCAGCGGCGTATCTAATCGCTGCCGCCGTTGGCAACATTTCGATGTCCCGCACGTCCGGCGTCGGTTCGGTTGGCGTGATTGCCAAGCACCTGGACATCTCTGCCCGAAACGAGCAGATGGGCGTCAAGGTGACGACCGTCGCTGCCGGCGCGCACAAGAATGACCTGAGCCCGCACGAGCCCATCACCGAGCAGTCGATGAAATTCCTGGTCGACATGGTGCAGGGCTATTACACCCAGTTCGTGGATGCCGTCGCGAAGTATCGCGGCATCAGTGCCGACGCAGTACGCGCCACCGAGGCTGGCGTGTTCTTCGGGCAGAAGGGTGTGGATATCGGCTTTGCCGATCGCATCGAGACGCCTCAGGCGGCAATCGACCGCATCGCGATGCAGGCGCGCGAGTCGCGCACTGCGCGCAGCACCAAGCCTTCCATCGGAGCCCGCGCGCAAGCGATGGCTCTCCAATCCCAAATTTGACCGCGTTCGCGGGACAAGCAACCAAGCCGCCCTCGAGGCGGCTTTTTCAATTCTAGGAGAGGCAATATGCCAACCATTAACGAACTCCGCAGCGAACGCGCCAAGGTCAA